CCGATGATCTTGTCGAAATTCTTGACGATCAGGACCGCGGCCAGACCGATCGGGCCAGCGAGGATGGTAAACATGAGCGCCCAGTGAGCTTTGATGAACCCGAACACGGCGCCCGCGACTACCTGCACGCCGTGGAATGCGCCGTTGACGATGTTCCGGAACGTCTCAGACTTCTTGTAAGCGACAACCAGCGCAGCGCCGAGCGCGACCAGGCCGACGACGATCCAGGTCAGGGGGTTGGCGAGAATCGCGGCAGCAAGACCCCAGAACGCACTGGATGTGATCGCCGTGACAACGGCCGTCGCCTTCTCCTGCACGGCAAGAGCCGCCAGCCCGATACGAGTCCCGATAGCCGCATCGCCGAGAACGCTCAACGCCGTAGAGAACCCGGTGATAAGAGCACTCACGCCCGTTGCGATAGTGACAGCCTTGGACGCGACCGCTACAGCGAACAAGCCCTTAGCGACGGCATCGAACACGCCCTGCGGCAACGACGCGACGAGGTTGAGGAACATCGCCATAGCCGTCAAGTTCATAGAACCCAGGCCGCCCAACGGGACGCCACCTTCGGCAACGTCTGTGCGAGCGACTGGAGAACCGAAGAGATCTTGCCGCCATTCGACGACACATAGTTCAGGAACTTGTTCACCGAATCAGAGACACCCTTAGAGTGCCCCCACGCAGCAAACTTCTTCGTCAAACGCTCGAGCGTCCCCGCAGCACGATCGCCAGGCCCCACGAAGTTCTTGAAGATCCCAGCGAGCCCCGAAATGACGTTCCCGACAGAGTGCCCGAAATGGGTGATCGCGGCCGGCCCCGACGTCTTGAGCCACTTGATGAGGCCAGCGAAACCGGGGCCCTTCGTCCACGACTGCAAATCGTCGATCAGCCCACCGATAGCCTTACCCGCGGCGTTCGACACCGGAGCGAGTTTCGGCAACACCGACGCGATAAGGTCAAACCCCTTCGCCATCACCCCATTGGTGACATCACGAGTAGCGTCCTTGAACCCCGAAAACGCAGACTTCATCTTGTCCAACGCAGGCGCCGCAGCACCAAAGTCCTGGTTGAAGTTCTGCTGCGCCACATGAAGCTGCGCCGCCGTCGCCTTATACTCCGCGGTGCCCTTCGTCAACCCCGACAACTTCGTGTCCAGAGTCGTAATGGCCTTCTGCTGCGTCACCATGTCCTTGGCGATACCGCCAACAGACAGGCCAAACACACCAGTCGCCAAAGCGCCAGCAGTCAGCGACGTACCCAGCTCCGACAACACAGCCGTCGCGCCAGCAACAACCGGGATCAAGCCGGCGCCACCAACGAGTTTCGTCAACGACGCGGCCGACGAACCGATATCGTCAAACGTGCCCTTAGTCAGACGGGCAGCAGCAGCAACCTTGAGGAACGCACCAGACGCATCATCGTCGCCGATGATCCGAAACCGGAGGTTACTGGTAGCCACCACTAGCCTCCTTCTCAGACTCAATGCGCGCGTCTATGAACTTCATGAGCTGGAGCGCCTCATTGGCGTTCAACTCGTCCCACTCCCAAGGGCGGATACCGAAAACCTCAGCGAAAGAGCCGAGGTATTTCAGGCGGAGACTGGCGAGGTCTGCTCCTCGTTGGAGTCGACGTCGCCGACCGTAGGGATCTCCGCGGCATCGCCCTCCGAAGCATCCTCAGACTGGATCGACGCAAGGATCTCGATGTCGAGGTCGTCAAGGTCGGAGAACGTCAGGGTCGGCTCAACACGCTTCATCGACACCCACACAAGGGCCTGCGTGAAGTCCATTGTCTGCAACTCGGGGTTCGTCGAAATCGCCGCGAACGACTTCCCCGTCACCTTCTCGATAGCGCGCGCCTCACCAAACGTGGGCGATTGAACCAGCGTGTACTCCACGCCCTCAACAGTGAAAGTGGACATCAGGTTTCCTTAGCGATCTCTGTAGCCAACTCGTCGAGACCGACGATGATGGCTCGCTGAATTCGACGCCTGTGCGCCAAAACGGGGCGGGTCAACATGAGCCGCGGGACGCGGGTGCTGAACCAGTGCTTGCGGTTACCGAACAAGGGGTGACGGATCAGCCCCGAGTCGATGCCCTTCATGTCGTGGCCCTTCCAGGAATCCACGATCGTCACGCCAACCGACTTCCCGGCCAGCCGCGTGTTCACCGACAGCCGGGATTCGCCAGTGGCCTCCGCTGCGAGGCCGCCGCGGTGGCCCAGGCCGGCAGCCAGCGCCGCCTTTTGGTCCCGCGTGATAGCCGACGCCTCGCCCCGGATCGACCGGCGCATCTTGTTCCGCAGCGCCTTACCGTCCGCATGGGCGGTAAGGACATCAGCGACCCGAGCCAACTTCTCCTTACCGCGGACCTCAATCGAGGCCACAGGTCACAGAGCCGTGTCGGCCGTGCGGCACACAATCCAGATCGGCTGAGCCGCCGTCAGGTTGTCCAGAACGGTGAACGACAGGTCAGTGGTGATGAGGTCCGTACCGTTCGCCTGCGCCAGCGGCGAATCGAACTTCACCTCAGGCAGCACAATCTGCAACGTCTCCGTACCGGACGACAGCGCCGCACCCGTGAACGTCAACACCAGACACATCGGAGTGTCGTTGATGACCGCGTCACGCCACGTCGTCACGTCGTACTCGACAGTCAGGGAACCCGTGATCTCACGGAGCCCCACCGTCGGCTTCGCCTTCTTGCCCGAGTTGCCGAAGTTGAACCGGTCAGTGGCGAGGTTGTGGTTCACCTGCACCGAACCCGCACGCACATCCGCAACCGGAGTAGCAGCCGACGCCAGCGCCGTCGACGTCGGCGCCGTCAGGGTGCCGTTCGAGATCGACCCTCCCGCGAAGTGGAACAGGCTGGGGGACGACGGGTACGAAGCGGTGGCCAGCGCCGTACCAGTCGCCAGAGAGCAATGGTCCAGCGAGAACTGGACAGTGGCGATGTCCGCGTTCGGGAAGTTCACCGTAAATCCCGTACACATCGAACCCGCATACGTGTACGCGTCCACAGTGCCGCCAGCCTCCGGGAGACCAACCTGCACCGTCGCCGAACCCGGCGTGTCAGCCAGCGTGAACAACTGCTGCGACGTACCCGTCGTCACCAGCGTCGAAGACCCGGTGCCCATAGCGAGCTGCCACCACAGGCCCATCCCCTTCGACGACGCCTCAAACGTCACATCGCCCGAAGCGTCAGACGTCGGAACCACACGCCGCGCCGAACGCGCCACACGGCCACCAACCCGAAGGCCCTGACCCTGCTTGATGTTCTTGTTGAAAGTGAACGACTCGTCAACCGGCTCACAGAACCGAGTCACCACCACGGGGGTGTTATAGGTGACCTCGGGGACGAGTCCGACCTGTACGTCCTGGGGACTAGCCACGAGGGGCCTCCTTCATGCAAGAACCCCGCCGCAGCGGGGTCCTAGTGGTGGTGGATGTGAGACGGGGTGGTGTCACTTCTGCTTGAGAGCCGACTTCACGGCCTCATAGTTCGACGGCTGCTCAAGCAACCGCTCAGCGAGGTCATCAGAAACCTCGAACTCTTCGCCCGCCTTCACAGGACCGACACCAACAATGTCGACGTCACCAAGGGGGTTGATGTTCCGCAGCTTCGGCATTGGTTCTCCTAGATTCGTGCTTTGAACGCGACAGTGAAAGTGATGAGCGCATAGGCGCCGACGCCCTGCGCGCTGTTCTGATCCAGAGAGATATCCCCAACCTGACAAACCACGCGGCCGGGTTGCCCGACACCCATCGTCGGATCGGTACGGAGCAACGCCGCGACAGCCTCGACGATCGCGTAGGCGGCGTCACGGGCAGCCTTCTGGCCGTTCTCCCCATCCCCGTTCCAGCAATACGCGACGTTCGGAATCGAACCCTCTTCGTCACGCGACCGCGGAGTGCCCAACGTCGCCATCGCCTGCGACTCAGACATCGACGGAGCCGGCTGCGCCTGATCCGGGTCGTCAACACCAACCATGAGATAATTCCCAGGGTCGGCTGACGCCCCATACCCGTCGTACACGGCAGCCGTGGAACCAAGCGCCGTGCGCGACTGAGTGACCAGCGCGTCAATCAACGCCGGCACAACCGAAACGGCCATCAGCCGACGCTCGGCCCAACGAGATACGGGTCAAGAGCCTGGAGCGCACGGTTCGGGATCGCATAGCCGAGGCCGGGAACCATCGTCGAGTCATCGCCACCCAGACCCGGCCGCAACGTCGCACCCTGCGTGATCCCCCACTGATGCTTGAGGATGATCAACGCGCCCTGCTTCACAGAAACCGGCACCGTCGAACGGCCAGCCGTATACACGACCGCATACCAGTCCTCGAGAATGAGCTGCGCGCCACGAACCGCCCTGATGACACCAGTAGTCGACACCGCAAGCAGAGACACGTTCAGGGCGCCCATCCACTCCCCCGTGACGGACGTCAGAGCAACGGTCGGGGTCTTGGACACAACCAGCTTCCCGCAACCCTGCACAGTCTCCGTAAACGACTGCACCGACATCGGGCCACACAGAAACTCGACAGCCTCCGTCGCCTGATCCACAAACGGCTGGAGGCTCGCGTCGAGCACAGTGGCCGGGGCGTTCAGCGTCGCGCGGGCATCAGCCACCGTCAGAACTGCCACCGGAAGCCTCCTGCTGCGCTCTAAAAGTATCGTGGTCAAGGACCGTGGACTTGTGATGGCCGATACGCACACCCGTATCCACATGAATCGGGAACTTCAACAAACCAGCGCGCAACATGAACGTGATGTCCTCACCCGACGGATTACCAGCCAGCTCCGTCTCCTGGAACCACGGAAACGCGACGTTGAACTCCGCCTCGCGCATCTCCTCAAACACCCGGCGGTGAATCAGAACAAACGCCGCACCAGTCGCAGCACAAGGGATCAGAGTGTCGTCCGGGTAGTCATCCATCCGGACAGTACAAATCTTGTCGTCGTCATCCGTGACGAACTGATAGATCGTCGGGAACAGTTGCCCATACGTCGCGCCGAAACACAAGCCCCCAACAATCGGAGCCGACACAGGATCAGCAGACGCAAGCAACCGGTCCAACGCCTCATGCTCAAACGCCATATCCGCGTCAACCCACAACAACCAGTCGGCCTGCGGGTAATCATCCACAAACCGCTGCGTCAGGCTGTTACGGGCGGCCGACACATTCGCCGACGACCACTCATTCAGACACCCGACCACACGCCTAGACGTGGCCTGGTCGTACATGAGGAGGTTGACAAGCCCCTGCGTGAAATACGCAGAAGTCTGGCCCGGGTGGATATACGCGATCACCACACGGTCAGTCGGAGCCGGCGGCGGCAATGCGGGCTTCGGCTGCGCGGCCCGCTTCGCCTGCCTCTCGGCCACAGACTTACGACGACCAGACATCAGGCCACCGCCTGCTGCGCCACAAGCTCCGGGTAGTTCTCAACCACCCACAACGCCAGATCTTCGGGGCGCTGGCCCTTGGGCTGCGGGACGACCCAAAGCTCTAGGTTCTCGGGGCGGTTGTCGTCCCGGATGCCGTTCTTGTGGTGGACGTTCTCCCAGGACTCAAGGGGCCGTCCGAGGATCTCCTCCATAACCCAGTGATGCTCAGGAATCCTGCGGCCGTTGCGCTGGAGGATGATGTAGCCGCGGCTCCCGTAGCCACCCGTCCCGTACTCGCGGCGAAGGCTTTCGGCGGGGCCGACGGAGCCGTGATTACGGAGCCGGGTCCGGTGCATGTCGCACAACTTTGAACCGACGTGGGTGATCCGCTTTACACAACCGGCCACCGGGCAGGGGATGCCGCCGGCCGCCTTCCACTCCGCACGCCGTCGAGCCTGATTGCACGCGCTGCACAAGCCGCGGCCGCCCTTCCGGCCGACGGTTCGTCCGCACTCGTTCGCGCACGGCTGGTCGTAACTATTAGCCCGCATGGGCGTCTCCTCTGTTGAGTTGCCCTCTGTGTTCCGGTGGAGCACGAGTGGCGCCCCACAGAGGAAGGGCGCCACTCGCTTGCCCGCTGGATCGGCGGGCCGTTCAAGGTGCGATCAGGTCTTCAGGAACCGGAACGCATTCAGGTCCGTCACGTCCGACCCGACACGCTTGTGGGCAATCAAGCCCCTCTGGCCTAGCGGCTGCGCGCTCGAGTTGAAGACGTTCTGCACGAACTCCACAGACGTTCCCAGGCGGTCATAAATGACAAACTGGGAAAAGTCGCCGAGCACCAGGAGGATGGTGCCGGAGGTCTGCGCCGTCGCCATGTCGGACGCCTGGAGGACAGGCGAGCCGAGAAGCGGCTGCGAACCGGGAACGACTTCGTTGTTGAAGTTCGTCCAGAAGTACGACCCCTGGCTGGCGGTCGACATCTGACGGATCGTGTTGAACGTGGCCTTGTTGCCGAGCCACGTCGAGGACTCCTCGTAACGCGGGGTGACCGCGTTGACGACCGCGAAGATGTCGACTGCGGAGGCCGAGGTGAACGAGCCGCGGGTGGTGGCGGTCACGGTCGAGCCGGCGGTCGCACTGATCGCGGTGATGATGCCCTTCGGCGCGTTCGAGCCGGAACCGGAAACGAACGCGGTCTGCTCGGCGTAGGAGAACGCCTCGCCGATCAGGCCGGGGAGCTGCATCTGGAGGTCGGAGTCCTCGAAGATCTCGTAGGACCCGGTGACGTAGGCGGTCAGCTTGGCAGCGGTGACGCTGGGGTTGCTGAACGTCGGGGAGCCGTCGGACAGTGCCGATGCTTCCGCGGTCCACGCCGTGGTGACGTTGCCGACGGAGACGCCGTGCCAGACGTTCTGGGTGCCCTCGATGACGCGTGAGATGGCGCGCAGGTTGTCCTTCACGGCGGTGCCGGTGTGGATGAGGGTGGGGTCCAGGAGCGTCGGCAGGACGAACCCGCCAGTGGAACCACCCAGGGCGAGCGACGCACGGACGGCGTCGGCCTCGTCGGAGGTGTAGACGGGCGCTGCGCCGGCCTTGCCGTAGTCCATGAAGGTCTGGAATGCGGACCTGTAGGCCGGGGAGCCGTGGACCAGGATGTGCTGGTCGGCGCCACGGACGGACTCGATGCGGTTGACGAGCGCTTCGTGCTGCTTGTCGCTGATGCCGCGGAGCTTGGCGTCGTCACCGAACGCGGCGAGCGCACGGTCACGGACCTCGTCGGCGGGCATGTAGCGGACGTTCTGGACGCCGTCGAACGGGTCTTCGCGGACGATGACGTTCGGCACGGCGCGCTCACTGTTGGACGGGGAGGCGATCTGCGCGTTGCGCACGGCCTCGGTGTTGGCGGCCCGCTCGACGAGCTTGTCGTGCTCGGCCTTCTTGGTGTCCCACTCGACCAGGGCGGCGTCGTAACGCACGACCTGCTCCTCGGTGGGCTCCTCGACGCTGTCCAGCTCAGTGATCTCAGACCTCAGGGTCTCGAGTTCGGTAGCCAGAGCGTCCAGACGGGTACTCATCAGAGAACCCCCTTCTCCCGCGCTTTCAGGCGTAGGGATCGGAATGACTTGGACACGTCGACCGGAGTGGCGGGTGCCGGCTCCTCGACGAGGGCGGCATCGGTTGATGTGCCCAAGGTCTCCGGCTCCGCTGTGGGAGTGGTGGACCAAAGATTGTGGGTGCGCACTACGGCGAGTGCGTTGGTGATGTATTCGGGGCCGTAGCCCTGGGAGAGAAGTTGGCGGACCAGCGCGGCCTCGCCGTCGCTCAGGTCTTCGTGGCGTACGCCGCCGACGAGCGCGTCCTCGTAGGCGGCGAACGTGACCAGCGACGCCTCACGCATCCCCGCTTCCGTGCGGACGACGACGCCTTCGCGCTTGACGTGCTTGATCGGCGTGAAGCCCACAGAGAACGACATGGCGCCGTCGCGGGCTAGTTCGATCGCCTCGTCCCCGGCGGACGTCTTAGAGACCTTGAACTCTCCATAGAGGCCAGCCGCGTCTTCGCGGAGGAGGGAGGAGACGCCGAGCGGGTTCTTCCGGCTCTCGTGCTGCCCGAGGAGCGGGACGGGGCGACGCCGTTCGCTGAGGTGCTTTGCGAAGGCGCCGAGCTGGAACGCCTCCTGATACGGACGGCCGCCGTCAGAGACGGTGGCGACACGGCCGAACGGAACGACGATGCCGTGAATGGTCCGGCCGTCACCAGATGATCGGACCTCGATGTCACCAACGAAGGCGCGATTGAGCGCGTCGGTCATGGGTTCTCCTGGGGGTTCGGCCCCTGAGGGGTGGCCGTCTTGGGGACCTTCACCTGTAGGTCTGTGTTCGACGCGGGCGGAACCATCGCGTCCTTCTGCTCCTGCAACGCCTGCATCTGCACCGACACGAGACCCGAGTGCTTGAGGAGGGTGACGTCGCCAGCGGACAGGGCGACCGCGATGGAGTCGGGGGTGTAGCCGGCCATGATGAGCGTGTTAGCTGCCCCGGCGAGGACCTGCATGGTGTCGGCTTGTTCCTTCTCGCCCTGCC